CCAACAAAAGATGACCAGGTGTTCGCATCTGTTGCCCTTGTCCATGCACCACTGGCCATGAGATATATGCCGTTTTGCGAAGATGTGGTGTTTGTACGCACCAGAATCCTATCGCCCTCCGCGCCGACAACACCATCAATCGTTTGCAATCCCGACAAGGTAACGTTGCCACTGGTTGCCAAGCGGACTACCCGACCAATACCACCATTAGCTGCTTGTGCCGCAGCAGATGCAGCCGAGGCCGTGGCAGCAGAAACAGCAGCCGACGTTGCATTGGCCGCCGCATTGGAAATATCGCCCAATGTTGCCCCAGCTTTTAATGCACCAGTTGTTCCGTCAAATGCCAGGGTTGCATCAGCAACGGGATTAGCGATAGTTGGATTGGTTACAGGGCTTTGAGCATTGTACTTTAAGGAACGGCCAACGCTTTCATCAAGCTGCTGAACAATAGATGTAAGTTTGTCGCCCATGTTCTCAATAGTTTCGGCGGGCAATACTGTTCCTGAATTAAATTCAGCCGTTTGTGTAAATGGAAATGAAGCTCGTAATAAAATATCTTGAGTATTGCTTGGTATTTTTGCAGGATTAGTAATTGTAACAGTCGCATAACCATTGGCGGCAATACTTACACTGTAGTGCGTTACATATGTAAGCGTTTCGGTTAATACAGATGTAGTCCTGTCTAAAATTTCTACAATTAAATCTGTTTCGTCATAAATTTTATTCGCAAACGAAAAGCTGGCAGTAGCCCCGTTGCCTTGGTATCTAAATTTAATTGGCTGCAATGCAATAGTCATGATTACTTATACCTTAAATTAAGCCGTTAGAAAAGTTGTTAAAAGTCAATGTTTCTCTGCCCGTACATTTTCATTTGTTCGCGCTGTTGACGCGCATAACCCGCTGGGTCTAAAAGCTTGCGAATATCGTTTACAAGCAATTGGTCTAAAACAGGTCTAGTCCAAATAACATTGTTAAAAGGAATTGTAGATAGAGCTACATCAAACGCTTTTTTAGACGACGGCAGCTTGCCCCTTGTGACTAAACCAGTGGCCATTTCAGTTATATCACCTGCTTTGGTTAATACTGGCCCGGCAGCCGCGCCAATTATTTTTCTTGTTCCGCCGTATTCTGGCAAAACAAAATCGCCAATCAATCCTAATCCGCCACCGCGCGCAACGGCTTTGTGCCACGTTTCTAATTTATCAGGTTGTTTTGGTGTTTTTCCATTTAATAAATCTGACGACACTTCAGCCAAATAACCAAAGGCAACGGTTGCCAAAAACAATTGTGTTATGGTCATAGGTTCTATCTTCTGCTTTCCATATATTTCGCGGCCATAAACTTTGGTAAGCATAGAATAGCTAAAACTTTTAAATTGAGTAAGCATTCTTATCAGTTCACCAGATGCGGTTCCGCGTTTTGTTCCAAGACTTAATTGTCGTTGTTGCTTAAACCCTCCCTCAACAACTCCAAAACTTTGTCGGCTAACAATCCAACCAATATATTTTTCAGCAACAGCGTCATCTTTAATCAAATCTGTTACAATAAATTCCTTATTGTTTCCTTCAATTTTTGATACGGCCTGCCTTAATTTATTCCAGTCATTTTCTGTAATTCCGTAAGTCGTAAACGAACGTAAAGTTTCTTCATCTAAGTCATTAAAACTTATGTTTTTTTTCAGTGCCAAATCGTGTGACAGCGTCATGGTCATTGCTAATTTGTGCCTGCCCGTCCACCATGTGTTGCCAATTATATCAAAAAACACTCGGCTTGTTTTGGTTAATTTGTCATCCCAAAATCTATTGGTTCCACCTGTAAAGGCGTCCATGTACACGCCTAGCAATGATGCGGTTTTGGTGGCTTCTGCATAAGAAACGCCAGTTTGCCCAATAATATCAGTAAAGCTTTTGGCAATACCCCCAAGAAATGTTCTGCCTTGGTATTTATATTCAGATGCTTTAAGCGGTATATCTGAAATTACAGAAAGCAGCATTTTCCCAAGAGAAGCCATTGCAACAATAGAACGTGTTGTTCCAGCAAATTGTGCTATTGTTGGATTAACAGCAATCTGATTTTTGCCAGATGCAAAATCCATTATTTCTTGAGATTTGTTTTTTATAGAATCTAAATATTCTTTATTGGATTTTCCCGCTTTTTGCGCTTCAGCAGATAGCTTATCACGGTTAGCTTCCAGTATATTTTGCACCGCGTTTTTCCAAGCCACTTCAGGATTGGTTCCAAATTTTTCAAGCATGGCAATGTTGTGTGTCATGCTCTGAATATCTTTAATTGTCTGTTCGCCTAAAAAACCTTCACCATAATTTTCATGCCATTTTTTCCAGCTATCATAATTCTTAAAATGCAACTCACGTTTTTGCGATAACCTGCGGGCAAGGTTTTGACTGCCAAAAAAATCAAAGAATTTTTCATCTGTATATTGCAGCCGCGATTGATAGCGAACGCCAGTAACCATGGCGTCATAGGCAGACTCTAATGCTTTTTTTAATCCAGCAGAATTATTCTTAAATTTTCCATTAAAAGAAGTTTTTGAATTGAGCAAAGGCAACACATCATTAACCCAAGCTTCTTTTCCTGCTGTAGCCATTTTGTCTAAACTGTGATTTTGAGCTAATACACCGCCAGGAACGCTTGATATGTTTGCCCCCGATTTGTTGGCACGCAACCTTAATTCTTCTTGAACACCATAAATTGCAGTAGCAATCTGTCTAATATCTGTATTTTCAATTTCATTCGGTTTTTTCCCGCTTGATAAATCCCACAATGCTCGCTGAATTGGTTCGTCCAATTCTGATGATTGAAACATTTTAATAAGTTTATTGTTTTTGCTTGCAAGGCCGCCAGTTAATTTACCAAAATACCGCGCATCTAGTGCATTGATATTTACTTCAAGTGAGGCCATGCCACCTTGAACGGTTGTGCCGCTGGGCGTTTCTATGCTTGAAAACAGCGCATCTCTAATTGACATTCCACCTTCAATGCGTGTTTTTACATCGGAGGTAAGCATTTGATACTTTAAGAAATTTTGCGTTAGTGTGTATTGCCTTTTGGTCAATTCATCTTTGTGCGCTTTAATTTCTGCATTTAATGCGTCAATATAATTTTCACCGTTGGCAGCTCGCTCTTCCGCATTTTTGCGGATGGTATCTTCCATTTTTTTTGCAGCATCTTCCCCTCCAGCACCTTTTGCACCTTTAAGAAATCTTTTGTAACAATCTGCCATTATATCCCTAACAAACAATTTTGAAGTTCTAAGAATCCATTGTCTAAAGAATCTGGGTCAAGTCCAGCAAGTTCTGCCTTATATGCCGCTGCACTTATTGTATCAATTTCTCCAGCTTCAATCATTCGCATAATGTTATCATGGTCTGTTTTAAATTGCTGAGCTTGCCTGTAAATATCGTCAAAGCTTTCATATTCTGGTTCTGGCTCTGGCGTTTCCAAACTTAATTTCTTAGCACCAAACTGCTCTACAGAATTTATAATTTCCTTATTGTCATTTACAATTTTTTTCAAAACATCATCGCCAGATTTTAAACCTGTAAATGCTGTTTGTTCGTGCAGCGCCCTAACTTTTTCTGCTTGCAATAATGAACGCTCTGTTAAATCAAATGACTTACCATCAAGATTAAGCAAATGTTCTGCCAATGGCACGGTTTCATATTTATCTCTATTAACATTGCTAAGCAAAGTTTTGTCTTGAGTTTTAAAAATTGTTTCGCCTGTTTCTCTATTGCGAACAACATATTCACTTGGATTAGTTAATTGTTTTTTTGCATTTGGCGGAAGATTGTTATCCCGTGCAATCCTAGCCCAATTTGTATCTGTTATTATTTTATTTTTAACATTGACTTCTTTTTCTAATCCAGAATCAAAAAGGCCAATAGATTTATGTTGGTCATCGTTAAACCGTACACCGTCGTATCCAAGTTTTTTTAATGGCTCAACAATATCTTCAGCCAATTGATTGCCAAAAGATTTTGAACTTTTAGTAAATTGCCAAAAATTGTTATTTAATTGTGTTGTGCTATTGTCAATTGATTTAGCATCATATTTTGCTGCATCAACAAGCGTCTGACCAATTTTAGTTGTTGGATTTAATTTTGCAATAACGTCACGACCTTCTGGCGTAGAAATGTCAAGCAATTTAAGATTTTCAAAATCTTTTGTAATAATTTTAGAAGATTTTGGTATAAGTTCTGCTGTTCCAGTTTCAGGATTTGTTGCAGCTTTGGCTTCATCCATACTAAGGCTTGAATATTTTCTATCAAGAGGAAGTAATGATTTTTTATTAACAAGAATTTCATTTGGATTTGCGCGTCCAATTGGACTCCATTCTCCGCCTTCAAGAGCTTCATAGTTAAAGCGCTCACCTTTAAAGGTCATTGTTTTTTCTACAGTTTTAGCACCAGTTAATTCGTAAACAATGCCATTATCCCCAACAATATATTTTTCTAAGTCACTAAGTCTGGCGCGATTGCCGCCACTTCCTTCTGCATAACGCTTGGCAATGAATTGGTCTTCACCAAAAAACACCATTCCGCCGCTTTTTGCTGGGTCAAGTTTGGTAAAATTAATATTTGTTCCATGATGCAATGTAGCAATTTGCCCACCTTGTGATTCTTTGCCAGGAAGTCCGTCAATTTGTTCTAAAAAAATATCAGGATTTTGTTTTAAGTCTGGTTGCGATGGAAAAATATCTTTTCCTGTTTTTTCGGCAACAAAGTTTTGAATTGCATTTATTTTTTCATTAACTGGCGCACGCACATCAGCCATAGAAATTTTTGCAGCAGCTTCAGGATAACTTAAATCTATCGGTTGCCCCTCGGCCATTTGCGCGGCGGCTGTATCCATTTTGGCTGCATGAACATCAAATGCTTTGCTACCAAACTTTTGTCGCAATGACCGCACCCAAGTAGGAGCCGCCTCAATAGTTCCCCCAAGCATACTGCTGCTTGCAATGTTCATAAGGGTGTCAACATAATCATAGTCTTGCTGCAATGTTTCTGCCGATGATATGTTGCTTGGTTCTGCAATGCCCGCGCTCACAACCCCCAATCCAGCCCCGTACGCGAACTTTGTTCTGGCAGATACTTTTGCACCAGTTAATATCTTGTGTGTTGCTGCTAAGGCTTTAACTGGCAAATAAGCGGCGGTAATTGGGTTGGCTTTTGATGCGGCAAATGCTGCTGCACTTACACCAGCTTGTACTCCCAATTCAATGCCAGCATTTTTAGTTTCAATCATGGCGGCCGCAAAAGTTGGAACAAAGGCAGCAGCACTTTGTAAATTTGATGCCCGCGATAATACGCTATCGTAATCTCTTTGTTGGTCTTCATACGCAGACAAAATGGCAGCCCCTTCTTGCGTCATGCCTTCAGTCCATTTTAAATTTTTATATTGCCGCCCATATACATTATCAAAATCTTCTTTTGACATGGGAGTACCAGTTTTTTTTCTTTCCTCAATTGCAGCCGCTTCTAAATCAGCAAAGCGCGTTCCTGTTCCAAAAAAAGCTGTTTGTACTGATGCACCAATAACATTCAGTGTTGTTGGCTGCACTATATTGCTTAAATCTGCTGAAGCACTTAATGACGTTCTTTGTCGCTCTTTTTTTTCCAGCATTTGTTATTCGCCTTCTATCATGCGAGTTGCTGCTGGGGTGGTAACTTTGTAAACCGTGCCTCCTTTAGGGGAGTTTGATTTAATTGGATTTAACAAATAGGCATAATCAATTTGCAAAGGCTTGCCATTAACAATAAATAAACGGTCGTCCGCAGATTTGACCAGCAGTCCCTTTTTGTCGTCTGTCATTTCAACGCGAACATCATCAAGATTGATTTCTGTGCCTCCACGCTGAATGGGATTAACCAAAAGGCCGCTTTGCACATACATCTCAAGAGTGTCTTTGATAACGTCTGGCAAATTATTGTTTATAGTTTCGGCATCATCCATAAAATTTTTTGGCACTCTGTAAAAGCCACCATTAAATTCTTGATAAGAATTTTCACCTAACACAGGCTCTAAAGCAAATTTTGCCGCATCTTCTGCGAACGCATTTGGATTGGCAAGTTTGTAACTGTATGCAAGAACTTTGTAGCTATTGATTCGAGCTTCAATTTCTGAAGTAGAAAATCCTTCACTAAACAATGCGTTTGTTACACCATTTGTTGCAATCAAACTATTTAACTTATTGTCCACTTCTTTTGATGGGGCGGCTACATCTTCTTCTAATTTTCCTGAATCTAAAGATGAGCGCGTACTTTTAATATCGCTTTTTTGCAACATCTCAATGTGTCGGCGGTACTTAGCTTCATTTGATACAGCCAATCTTAAAGCCACTTGTTGCGTGTCGGGCAATTTGGCGGTTTGTATTATTTGACTAACAGCATTTTCTGTGTATTGGCCGTACTGCTGCCCAAGCTCTCGTGATAGTGACAAAAATTCATCAACATTTTTTGCCTGTCCAAATTTTTGCGAAATAGTTTCTGCTTGCACTGAAGATAAAACTTTTGCCATGTCTTTTGGCGTTCCAAGGTTTTTGTTTTGCCACTCTACTAAATCAGAAACATTTTGCCCTATGTTGGCTTGCTGCATTGCAAGCACAGGGTCGTTTACAATATTGTCCATTGCCCTTTTGTCAGGATATTGTGCGCCAACATTGTTCATTCCTTGCGATGCTAATCTGTTCATCCATGAATTAAGGTTCTGTCCCATGCCAGGTTGTTGCGCTATTTTCTGGTATTTTTCCTTACGCATTTGCAAAAGCTGTTCTGGTGTCTTACCACTTTTTGCTGCATCAATAAGTTCAAGATGATTGGCATTAACTAATCCATCAAGCACAATACCCCGCGTTTCTGGTGGCAATGATTCTAAATTGTATTTGTCCCAATATTCTTTTCGGTAAAATTCTTCTGCATAAATTTTCCCAGCAGATTCGCCTTTTTCATCTGTAATTTTTTTGGCCTCAGCAAATTGTTCTGGCCACCATTTTTGGTTGATGCCGTATATTACAGGATAGCCAGAGCCGCCATCATTTGCATTAAAACCACCTTCAAGCTGCAACACATTGCCAATATTCCATTCGGCAGAGCCATCTCCAACAGATGGTTTTTCGCCAGTTGGCGTGCCAAAAACTTTTAAAATATCTGGTAAACTATTGTAAGCATTTTTACGTAATTGAGCTACTGTACCAGCGTCAACATAGTTGCCAGCTTCACCAGCATCTATTTGTTTTAGCGCACCAATTGGGTCAGAAACAATCCGACTCTTCCAATATGATTCAAGAATACTTTGTGTTTGTTCTATTTTGTATTTTTCAACAGCATCTTCTGGCAAAATAGTATAAGCATTTGCCAAGTTATTATTTATCATTTCAACAAGCTGCTTGTGGTCGCCACCATTTTTTCCAAGCGTTGCGGCATAATCCCCCAAAGATGAAAAATTTGTATCCATTGTGTTTTTAATTTGGTCAACTTTTCGGCTTTGTGACCAATTAACAATTGATTGTCGGCTTTGTTCATTTGAAACAGCGGCTTTTAATCTAAACGAATCTCTAGCCATAGAAGGCAAACCAGACTCAAGAGTGCTAGAGCTTTCATTAAGTGCTTCTTGAACAAAACTAACTGCCTCGTTTGGATTGTTTTCATAGTTTTTTTTAGCTTGCTCTATTATGTCAAATGTAGATTTTGATTGAGCAATTAGCGCTTCGTTTAATTTTGTTTCCGCATCTGCTTTTTCTAATTTATCTGCATATGCAGCGGCAAAATCTGTAATGGACTGTAAAGCGGGAACAATTGATATTTGTGCATTTTGCACAGCTTGTGGATTGGCAACAGGCGTAACCGCTCGTTCTTTGGTAATTAACCCCCTTGTGTATTGTGGAATTTGTACCATTAAATTTATTCCTATTTTTACTTAAGAGCGCTCGCAAACATTTGCGCTCCACCAGTTAAGCCAGAAACAAATGATTGCCTACCAGATGCTAACGTATTTATAGCCTTAAGTCTGCCTTCTGTTTTTGCTGCGCCAGTAGTAGCGCCTCCAGCGCGAAAAACTTCTTCAACATTTTGCTGGCCAGCAACCCGCGTTGCCTCCATAGTAAGCAGCGGCGTGCCTTCTAACCCAACACCAGATTTAAGATAAGCTAGTTTTTGCGCTCTGCGTGTTGATTCGGCTTCTTGTTGAAGAGCGGTAGCGTCTCGTTGTGCTTGTCTAGCGGCTTCAGCACCTTGCTCTTGCGCCTGAAACTCTAATGCTGCCGCTTGTTTTTTGGCCGCACTTTCTGCCGCCATTCCTTGCGAAATAGATGATACTCCGCCAACAATTGCTCCAGCCGTTCCCACAACAGATGCAACACTTGCAATAGATGCAGCTGTTTCAGCGCCAACCCCCAATGTTACTAATGCTGATTCAAGCCCCATTTTTACCCCACAAAACGTAATCGTTTCCAGCCCAAAAATTTTCTAAAATACCAATTTGCTTAAAGCCAAGAAATTTCATCCATCGTGCATGCAATATATCATTTTTGCAACAGGTCTGCATAATAGAAAAGTTTTGACTTGTGCGTCCAATAACTTCTTTTACTTTTCTAAAAAACGATAACCGCATATCTTTCATGTAAATTGAAGGTATTAGCCAAAGATTTGCAATGCCGCTTTCGCCGACTATATAGCCCCAGCAACAAATTATTTTGTTATTTGCTATTCCAGTCCATGCAACGGATGCGTCTATTATTTTGTTAATTAAATTTTTATCAGAAGTAAATTGCTGCTCATGGCTTCTAACGTCCATAAGTTCCAAATGTTTTATTTCAAATGGCACAATTTCATACATCAATTACTTACTGCAAAATAAGGCACAATTAACTGAACTTTACAAGGAAACGGATTGCGCTGGCAAACAATCGCCCTAATACTTCTTGACCATCCACCATCACGAACATCATTTAATTTTGTTGGCAATTGCTCAAATGTATCGCCCGTAAACAATTCTGGCGGTCTGTCCATTCGCATAGCCGTTGTCCTCATTTCGATAAGTGACATTGCATAATACGATACACCATATTCTGCATAAAGTGTATCCAGGAATCGAAAGCCAATGCCGTAAACATTTTTGCGTTTGGTTTGCGCTGTGCCATTTACACCACCACCCTCTAACTCATTTGTTTCTAGCCAACCAACATATGGCAGTCCAATGTGAACAACAGATGCTTGCTCTGCCAATGTAGCAACACCGTTAGAAACTGTTACCGCTGGCAATTGCCCGCCGTCGCCAACAACCGTAACCAATTTTCCATTAAGATGACCCGCTCCGCTGATTTGATTGGTCGTTAAATACCATTGGCCAGCAGGTATAGCAGAAACGCTATTAAAGGCCTCCAGGATATTGCAAGTCACACTTGTGGCACTTGTGTACCCCGTAATGACTGCGACCCCATATTCAGCCCCTGTGGTGCTTTTACGCACTATCTTGCGGCCAACCATTGACGCGGTGAACACTGATGCAGATGCAGTAAACACAACACCAGTACCCGTTGTTGCCGCAGGGGTTACAGATGCACCAGCAGTTGTCCCAATTGAATCACCGTAATAAGAAATGGCAGAATCAACGTGAATGTATTGTTTTTGGCTTTCAAACAAACTGTTTTGATATTTTATGTTATCATCAGTTTCTGTGCCGCTAACAAAATTTTCTCTGCGGGGATAAGTTGTTTCGTCCGTAAAAAATTCTACAAAGTATTTATCAACGCCATTTACAGTTCTTTTGACGCACACCCACAATTGGTCATATTTGTTTAGCCTCGGTAATGATGTAACAGAAATAAATTGCCCGTCTGTATCATGGTAATGCCAACCAGAAACTGCCTCTTGTTCTTCAATTGTCATTCCAATTAAAGCGCCATCATTTCTAACGCCCCAAACAATGTTTGGCCGTGCTTCTTGAAAATCTATTTGTTTAATGCCGCTTTCGGTAATGTGGTCAGCAATTGTATTTCTATCCGTTGGGATATAACTATCTTTTTCAAAGTTATACTCAAATGACCTAAGTGTAAGGCCGTTGTTTTGTACATAAAAAATCTGGTTGCCTCTGCCAATAGGCATAATATCATAAGCGCCAAAGCTATTAGAAGGCTTGATTGAAATGCTTTGGCTGGTAATTACACCGTCGATACCACCAGTCACTTGAAGAACATCGTTTAACGCACCAACAGCCAAAAACTTTTCTGTTCCTTTTAGCCAAGTAATTTTGGTTGCGTTGCCAGAAACAACATATTCCATACCGTCATCAAGCTGTGCCGTAAGACCTTGTTGCAAACTAAAGTCATCTGGTTCCCCAGTTACAGAAAACCAAATTTTATTAGGATTGTTAATCGAGCCAGCATACACCAAACGCTGTTCATAAAATCCAACGGCTGCTGGATAATTACTGGCAGATAAAAATGGAACTGCTGCCGATGTAATGCGACGAACTAGCCCCCCGCCAGAATAAGCATTGTAACCGCTGGAATCTTCACCAGACAATTGAAACGTGTTGGCGGCTGTATTGACACCAGCAACCGTAAATTCTCTGCCGTTAAGCTGTGTCATGCCAGAGCAGTTATCAATATAAACAACATCGCCGTTTACAAAAATATCACTACCAGTGTAAGTCACAACGGCTGGATTGGCTTGGCTTATCGCGCTTATTAAAACGCCTGGCTGTCGCGTTTTTCTTATGGGAGAATGAGCAGCCAAAGTCCAATTAGTAGGGCTAACATAAGTTAATTTTTGAGGGTTATACAGCGGATGGGCAATGTACAAAATGTCATTGTCTTGAGCAAATTTTAACTGAAACAAATCATTCGCAGTGTATGGCGTTGTAACTTGAACAATTTTCTCAACTGTCCCACCGCTTGTATAAGCACTAAATCCTGTACTATTTATGCCCTGAAGCTGAAACGTGTTGGCCGCAGTATTTACGCCAGCAACAACATATTCCTGGCCATTAACTTCAGTCATGCCAACAACATTATCAATCCAAACCGAGTCACCGTTAGAAAAAGTATCCGCCCCAACATAGGTTACTACAGCAGGATTGGCTTGGGTAATTCCTGTAATGGCTTGTGCCGCGTGCCGCACTTGAGAATCATTTCGATAAAATCTTAACCGCAGCGGTGTAAATTCTAATCCAAATGCAATAGTATCGGTATAAACAAAAGTCGTTAAACAAGCCGCAGAATTGCCAGCAGTTTGAGCGGCAAAATATGTGCCAGTCCGATATTTAGCCCCGCCAACAGTTTCTGGTATAAAGTTTCTTACCCTTCGGCCAGACTTATAAAAAATCTGAATATCAAAACGACCGTATATTTTCGGGCTAATCTCACCCGCAGAAAAATCACTGTAAGATGTGTTTACAGATACCATCAGGAAAAATGATAATAGTAGTTTTGATTAGACAAACTAAACCTGCCTGCCAAAATTTTGCTGTATTGCCGAACTTGTGGTGGCCGCTCTTGGCCATCAATTGCCCTCGCTTGTGTAGCAGCTTTTTCTCTTAATCCGTTTAACCTGGTAATATCTGTATTGCTGGCCGTAAATTTGTAAGACAAACTTAATGCCAAATCTATTGCAAACAAATCAACAAACAAAGCATCCATTTGTGCAACATTGGTCAAATCATAAACATACTTAAGGTACAATTTACCGCCGTCACCATTGTACAAAATATTGCCGTTTTCTATTTCATATTCTGTTGTTGCAATAATATCATTGTTTGCGTTAGAAATAGAATTTAGACGCAAAAAATCATTGGGCAACGGGTATTGCGAAGAATATCCAAAAGCTGGTGCTGTAGCAGATGCCGACAAAACGGCACGCTTTGTAGCGAAATTCCAAGGATGTTCACGAAGTATTTTTTGTCGAACAACAGAATACCATCTATGTACTAAAATTTCTGTTGCTGATGTCGGGGAATCTATATCTTGAACATTGTTGGCCGCCAATAAATCAAGAGCCAAATTTCCAATGTCGGTAGGCGAACTTATGCTAGTTGCCATTATTACCCCCTAAAGAAGTGGGGACAGAGCGGTGGCAGCCCTGTCCCCGCCTTTGGTTAGACTTGAACGAATCGAGCGATAACCGATACCGTTCCTGCAGCCGTACCAACTGTGTTGCCAGTTACCGCAATGTCATACGCTGAATCAATAGTCGTTTGCGCCGACAAAGTACCAAGCGTTTGTTTGCAGTTAGCAATATCTACGTTTGCCAAACCAAGTTGGTGACCAGTTGCACGAGTCAATGCAGTAGCCAAAGTTTGTGCGCTCATCAACAAGTTTTTGTTGATAACAGCACCCAAATTGGTTTTGTACAAACCCAAGTCAAAACTGGTACCACCAGTAATTGCATCGCAAACAACGGTAATGTCAGTTGGAATGTATGTCGAAGGAACATCCTTAAACACACGATAAACTGACCCATCATCATCAGCAGCCGCAATTTCAAACGTGGCAACCATAACGATTTCATTGGAACCGCTACCAGTATATGCAGCATCGGTTTTTCGACCTGCTACAGTTTGTGCGTCAACATATTTGTTTTCAATAGCCATTTTCTTGTTCCTTTACTATACGGTTACGTTTACGCGCTGAACTTTGGCACCTTCAGTACGAACTGCGCCAATTTCCATTTCTGCAACAACCTGCGTGGTGCTGTAGTAATCACTACGCTCTTGGATTTTGATTTGAATGTCACGAGAAACACCCAAAACAATCCCACCAGTACAAGCCGCAATCAATGCACGCTGACCACCAGAAACTGGGATAATGGGGCTAGGTACGTTTGCAGCAAAGGGAATAAACTCAATGCGGCTAAACGAAGTAAGTTGCCCACGGTCAACAACATAATTTTGAGTGTAATCGCTATTGATAACCTCAATTTCTTGCATCAACTGGTTTTGTTCTTTACCAGTAATGGTCATGAAAACACGCTCATTAACATCAACACCAACGTCTGAATCAAAGAAGTTTTGTTGAATTTCAAGGATGCGCTCATAAATCATGCCGCCTGTAGCCGTAACGGTTTTTACACCATCGTTGGTTGCAGTGACAGTGTTTTCAAAGTCACGACCAGTTTGCACATCAGCAAAAGCCGCATCAACAACAACACGGTCATAAGCACGGTTCATTGCTTTGGCAATTTCTGCTGCATAGTTTGATTGAGGGTCAAACAAAGCACCTGCTACGTTTGAAGCGTCAATTGGCAACGTAACAACAAATCGTTTACGACGAATAAGACGACGAGTGTGCGTGATAGAATCAAAGCTTACAGGCACAACAGTACCAGAAACTTCTCGGGCTTCAACACGGCCTAAACCGTCATAAGCAAACCTGTCGCCAGTCATTTGCATGACAGGAACATATTGCTTAAACCGACGTTCTTGTTGCTGGGCAACAGTGTGAACATCAGAACTGAACTGAATAATTTGTGAGGGGTCAATTAAAGGCTGTGACACATCCAACTCCTTTTGTGGATTTTGAAACGAAAACAAGTTTTGTATTCGATTCGCTACCCACCATAAGGCGGACGACTCTGGCCATTAGGCTTGTCAGAAGGACGGATTCCGCTACCCTTCAAAAGCAATATATAACAATCAATATATCATGTCAACGCAATAAAATTACGTTTTGGAAAGACGTGATAGTTGCTGCTGAAGTCCGTTAATTTTTTCCCACGTTGCTTTGTATTCAGGATTGCTGTAATCCCTCCCAGCACTACTAAACTTAAGTTGGGATATTTCTTTTGCTATGCTTTCTGCATTACGAGATTCAACAACACCGCCACTTGGTAACTTTCCTTCTGCACCGTATTCTTGTTTTACTCGGTCAATTTCACCTTTTGCATTTGATGCCAAAGCAATCATAGCCGTTAAAACTTCTGGGCTTGCAGTCTTTAAAGATTCGCGCAATTCCATAGGCACGAAAGCCTTGATAGCATCTTGGGCAATGCCCTGTATTTGACTAAATTTATCGCCAAAGTGTTTGGTTGTTAACTCTTGAAACTGCACATCAGATTGCGCCATCATCTCTGCCGACGAATCTAATTCAGATTTAACATATGCTTGCCATAGTGCATTTGCTTGCTTGGTCGTTAGCCCCGCTTTATGAAAAAGTTCGTTAGCCTTTTTAGCATACGGTTCAACATCAAAATTTTCTGGCACACCATCTACAGGCGGCAATTCATAATTGGGCGTTTCAGGCGCACCAATTTGCCGAAAGAAATTGCTCCACTCCTCATCTGATGCGTCTTGAGATGGGACAGTGCGCTTGCCAATAAGACTTTGCGCGTTGTCGGTCATTTTCCATAAGTCATCAACCGATTTAATGCCAGCAGTCCACCCCTTGCCAGCATATGCTTCTGGTACGGCAAAATCCGCACTAGAACTTTCTTGGCTTACTGACCCCTCGGTAAATCCGCTCATTGTCACTGAGGGGCTTTGCTCTGTTGCTGTTGATACTGTTTGTTCCGTCATTTGTTTGCTCCACCTTACGTTGATAATTAAACTCTATGTTTTTCAAATGCTCTTTGTTGATATGCTCACGAATTGCACCGTAAACACCCCTCATAGTAGCATAGTAATGCGACACTGTAGGGTTTTCGCTTGATAAATAAACCTTATCCCAATTGCAATGTTCTTTAATCATTGCAAATACAATCCGCCCTTCTTCTGTTGCCGCAACAACATTTAAAGCCCGAATAAAATCTTCATTAGAAAAAGTAATCATAAATAGCCACCATCAGATTAAATTATACCGCAGAATATCCTTGGGCATTAACATAAACAGCGCCAGCTCCACTTGCAGTTAATGTCACAACTTCTAACAATGTGGCAGCAGTACCGCGCAAAGGAACAGGAAACTCAACACTAAATTTACCAACCGCACCAGCAGGTAAGAATGAACGCCAAATTACAGTTCCGCCAGCTCCATCACGAATAGCCAATTCAGTTGCAGTTGTTAATGCCTGGTGCATTACATCAATCCCAGTGATGTAATTTCTAACACCAGCCGCAGCAGCTGCTTTGATAGTCACTGCCGTTGTTGTGTTTAATATGCCGCCAGCAGCAGCAGCATATTGCCATGACGCTTCAGGAATTGTGTATGGGGCATTAACCAGCACACCAGCCAATGTTGCAACTGGCGCAGCCGCATCACCAGTGGCGTATGTTGTTGGCAATGCGTTTCTAACAACAGTGCCAATTTGAACAGGGTTTCCACTTGCAACAGCATCAATTGCCGCAGTTCCAACAATTGGCTGTCCAGTATTGCCAAAAGTTACTGGCAATGCCGAATTTAACGATTGAGGTCGAACAGCAGAAATTGAAATGTTTTGGCTGTTAAATCCTTCTATGCCAACAAATGCAATTGTGGCAGTTGTTGTGCTTGCCGGAGCAACAGAACCATTTGTTACACGAATTTGCAAAAACAATGTTGCATCTTCATCTGGAACGTTTTGAGCGCGAGAACCCGCAGAAATTAATTGCAATGCAGCAGATGAATCTGGGGCTTGGTAACTTACTGAAAAAACAGAATCAATCAAATTGTTTGTAACAATAATACCAGTTCCAGTTGTGGCTGTTGCGTTTGCGACAGTAGTTAAACCAGTCGCCCAACCATTTCGCGCACAATCAAATGTAAATGATGTTGCCGTTGTCCCATCAAAAACATTGCGAATAAAATTGTGTCCATACAAACTACATTTACCCGTGCCAGATGCAGGCCAGCTAGCAACAGTTAAAGTCATAGCCCTGCCAACAACGGATGCAATAGCATAACGGCCAGGAATAGCAGATGGTTGAGGGCGGATTGCCCCAATAGAAATTGATTGCCCAACATTGCGAGATGTAAATTTATGGTTTTCGGGCAGTATAACAGTCACACTTGTCGCTGAATTTATAGTAAAATCAAGGTCATCGCCAATTACGTCCACCAATTCAAAAACAAAACTGTTGTTGGCAATTCTTTGAGATAAAATTATAGGGAATCTTGCCGTCAAATCTTGGTTCCAAGCCTTGCGCGACCTAAGAATTGTTTCACTGTTTGCGGTCGTGCCAGATGCCAAAACAAGGTTGCCAGAACTTTGAGAAACAGTCTGGCCAGTTCCAGTAGCAATAATATTAAAATTCTGTGTATCTATACTAGAAGCAATAACTTCTGAAAAAGAAACTCGAAAATTATCAGTTACACTTAAGCTTCTTGACATTACTGCCTCCTGTTCATTGTTTGTTCAGCGTTTGCACTTTTTTCAGCAATACTAGCGACTTGTTCGCCAGCTTGCAACATCTGCATCATTTGCATTTCTTCCTGTTCTTTTTTCATCCTTGCCTCTACTTCATCTTTTTTACGCAATATTCCAACAGGCAAGCCGCGTATCTCACCCATTAAATCAATGCTTTTGTGTAAATCCAATTTGTGCTTAAGGCTCGGGTCAACTTGCATTGCCTGCAAAGTAAAGTTTGTTGTGTCGACAATAGAAATATATTCTTGCGCCCTTGCCGCATTCCCAGCCTTGGACTTAAAAATTACTTTGTAAATATCTAAGCCTTTTTCCAAGCGCTCTGCAATTACATCGGGAACATATTCAACTTCTCTTCCAGTTACTTGCGCTTCAATTTCTTCTTCACTTCCGCGCACTACCCCAAACTCACCCATGCGCCATAACATGGCTACGCCACGCTCAATAGTCGGAGTCACAACTTCCGCGTTTTGTCTGCTTAACATGCCTAACATGCTGGAATTTACCCGTTGTTCGCGTATTTGCGCCTCACCAAACGTCATTTGCGTTTCGTTGTTTAAGTCTAACAGGCGGTCAATGTAAAAATGCTGTGCAATGTTCTGCTCTAACTTTTCCAACCGCGTTAATGCGGGCTTCATATCACCAACAGGTGCAACATCAAAAATAGGATTAGAACTCCCCATTGATGCAGCAGCATTAAATACATTTATGGCGCCAGCAGATTTATCTATAGTCCCGCCACCAACAATCCCATCGTGAAACACACCTTGCGCGGGGTCTAATTGCTTCTCTGTGGCAATAATAATGGCCTCACGCATAGCATTGGCTTCAATAATATCAGGCAACGCCGCCATTGCAGGGGAACGCCCATAATCTTCGTAATTCAACCGCCTAAATCGCGCCACGTTAATGGGAAACTCGTGATAACCATCTTCTTTTAACAAGAAATTTGTCTTGTATTCTAAATGCACGCCCTCCCATGGCATTGCATACTTGCCTTTTTCTGCTGTGAATTCTTTTCGCTCACGAATAATGTGCAAAATCTGCACCTTGTCGGCAAATTTCTTAGCATCGTAAAGGTTTCTAATCCCATCGGATACATTGTCATAGCCGTATTCTTGAACAACACGCTCTACTGTCCACTCAAAAAACAAATACAACTTGCCAACACGCCCGCCTGCACCCGATACAACATACATTTCTTGCACGCCATAAGGCGTAAATTGCAACTTGCTTTTTTTGCCAGCCTCAACACCAATGCCACTTGTTCCAAACACCATCTGGTCAAGCATGTATTCATCCAACGCCAATGACAGCCCCGCGCTTGGGTCATCAAACGCTGCATGGGAACGCTTGTTGAACTTTTCATAAAACTTCGCCAGCTCCGTGGTGACTTCTAAATCGTCGGGGGGAACCAATTCAAAGGTTTGTGATGCACTGCCTGGCCACACCATGCCAACCAAAATAGATGCCGCACTAGACGCCGCAAAAGGCGCGGTACTATCAAAAACTTTGTTTACCAAAAACTCACCATCGGATTTAACCCCAGTGAAGTTTTGCTTCATCATGTGAACATACTCACCGCAAATCTGATACAACAGATTCCAGTTTGACCGCGCGGCCTTAATCCTATCAAACTCTTGTTTGTCCATTTGATAGTTGTTCACTTAAATACCCTTTAAGAATTTCTTTTTAGAATCTTCATCTTCAATAACGGTTGAAGCAAATTGCCTGGCTGTAGTTTCTCGTTCCTGCATTTGCTTTGCCATAGCTGCCTCTGTTCCCGCTTTATCTGTAGCCATTTCATCACGGGCTTTACGCGCTGCTGCATCAGCTTGCGCTTTTAATTCTTCAGGGCTAGGTGTTTTAGGTGCTCCGCCAAAAATTCCCATTTCATTGTCCTACAAAAGATACAAGTGCGCCGCCACCAACTTCAGTAAAACCATAGCGCAAAAATAAATTATTGAAAAGTGTTTCATTTTTCCTGCCCATTCCAGATTCTGAACCCGCCCAAATAAAACCAACTTTAAACTCTTTGAACTGCTCTATACACCGCTCCACCAATAGTCTTGACAGTCCGCTGCCACGCTCTTCAGGGTCAACATAAAACATATCAATGCTGCCACACGGCCTTTTCCACCATGTATGGCCAATAAAACCAAAGGCAATTGCCACAACTTTACCATCACGCCGCGCAATCAACCGCATGAAGTTTGTCGAATTAAAGATTTCCGTTAGAGATTTTACTATCTGCTCATCATCAGGCTTGCACATATTCCCCTGCAAACTCTCTGTGGCGTATTTTTGCAGCAAAACAAATACATCAGCAACGTCTTGCTCTGTCGGTTTATAAATTTCTAGCACGCAACCCCCGCGATACACTGTTTACCCTCTGAATCGTTGTCGTGCCCGATGGAACACTTTTGACTTCGGCGTACCTGTCCCCTAGCTTGCCCGTCTTAAATGCCACTGCGAACGTTCTAAATGCGTCTGCGCCATGGCTAGCTTCATCATGATGGGGCGAGTCCTCATATTGTGCCGTTGCCCTGTTCCATTTCTTGCGATAACTGTCCAGCCTATCAATTCCAAGGCTACAATTCTCTTCGTCAAACATGCTTTGCAACAAGGCGGGCTTGCAGTAATTCCTAATGTCAATCATCACGCTGGTGGTTCTCGGGATAACATCAATCGGCCTAATGCCAACATTCAATGCCTGTTCCCTATCCGTTATAACCTCGCCACCCCTAACCCGTTTGTTGCCATCATGCGGGAAAAAATGCCGCTGATACGTGTAGCCTTTGCCCTGCAATAACTGCGCGTAATAATTCCAGCCTTCGTCTATGCTTTCGTGATAGTCAATAAACCTTGGCACGCCGTTTATCATCTGAAAAAACCAAATAACCATCTGGTCATTTAACCCCAAGTCCCACGCCGTATAGACGCTATGGCTTGGGTCATACTTAAAGCCGCCTATCTGTTTATTCTTACGCAAGGCGCGCATTTCCCCTAAGTAATATGCCCCATGCAATTGCGCCTCAAATGCTTCATCTGGCGTGCTAGGGTGTTCCTGCTTCATCTTGTCCGCCTGAGTACGCAAGGTCTCTGCGTACCACGCCGCCTGCTCTTTACTTACGCCTAAGCCGTCTAGATATTCCCGCAATTCCGTGGGGATTGTCGTCCGTTCTGTTTCTTCTGGCGATAGTTGATAGTTATCATTTTTAAACCAAGGGAAAAAGTGAAAGCGCGGTTGTTTTCTTGTAAGAGGCCGCCCCAACAATTCTAACTCTCTGGCACGCTCCACCATGTTATAGAATTCGCCCGTCTTGCCCTCTGCCGTGGATTCAATGATAATTTGCCCGTCAACGGGTACAGTATTCAGCGCCCCCGTTTTAATCTCCACGGCCTTCATAGGATCCCGCGCGGATATTTTCCCGTACTCCGACACTAGCACCTTTTGAAACGTACCAGAACGCAACGACAACCCCACGGTGATGTAGCTATCATTGCTAAACGTAAGCGTGCTTGCCGATGCTGCCTTTGTCGGCCTTTCCTTTTTAAGCCACTCAGGCAAGTTATCGTAAGCAAACTTCACCTTGTTCTTAAACAGATTTTCCGCGTCATATTGTGTGTGGGCGATAATCCCTGCTGCGTGGTTGCTGTTGAACAAACAAGCATCCAAGAAATAAAGCAAAGTAAACGTAGTACACCCTAGCTGCCTTGCCTTCAGGATAACGTTAAAATGCCAAAGGTTCCTATAAAGCTCCTCTTGCATCCAATTAAACTTAAACAAGACTTTGTTGCCGTCTGCATCGCGGATATAATACAGATTGTTAAGCCGCCAATATCTATCAGATAGCTTGGCCGTCAATTGCTTGTAAGCTAAGTTATTGTCCATTGCCGATTGCTACGGCTGATTCTGTATTTCGCCTGGATTAATTGGCATGAACACGCGCTGGCCGTCAACATCCACAAACTTGCCTATCCCAACCTCGACTTTATTTTTGGCAATAGCCTTTTTTCTGCTGTCGATAGATTCTTTAATCTTGCGTTGACGTATTTTGCCCGTGTAGTTACCTAGCGTTTCGGGCACACAATCCAAGTTAATGGCCTCAACCAATAGCTTTTCCTCTTCGGCCTCTTCTGATTCCTCGGCAACAGTCACAAACTTGGCAATGCTGCACGTCCGAACGCGCTTAAAGCCTTCGTATTTGTCACTGCGGCGCAATCTATCGGCGATTTTGGTGTTCTGAATAATCGAAAGCGCAACCTGTTGATCCTCGACGCTATCATCCAAAATAAAAACCTCATCTTCAAACCAGTCAATGCTTGACACTTTGCCAATCATCTTCACCCATTCGCCTTCACAAACAACCTTTTTTCCCATTTTCCACCCCTATTTATTAAATGGTTAACAATTAGTTAATACTCAATCAACAGTAAAACGTCAATCTTCCTGTTTTTCTGCCGATTCTGGCAGTCCTTTAGTGTTTCCATCCAATTGTTCAAGAATACTTGCAAGTGTCACGCTGTGCTCAATAGCGCGACCATTTGCGCCTGTAAGCTCAACCTTGCTTCTATCAGAGTAGTCTTTAGGAAAGCGCGCGGGCATAGACTTAGACCAAAGCGGTGAATTAAATTGATTATT